GTTGAAATCACTTCTGCCGAGTCCCCCGAGCCCAGCAATCGAACGGTTCGATCATGGGCAATCCAGGCAAACGTTTCGGCAACCGTGGCAACTGAGTTTGAAGCCAGCAATCCAATCGGAATGACAAACGATCGGGCATAGGGGAAATCCGCGTCTCCCGTATCCTGCCAGACTTCAATGGTGCGTTCCCCGAAGAGATAGAACTGCGCCTGCAAAGCCGCGATGCGGATCAGAGCATCAGGGTCACCATCTGCCGTCGCGAAATCCAATCCATCCCACGCGCTGGCGTCGTCAATCGATCCGATCTGCCATTTGTTCTGGGCTGTCGTGATCCCGAAATACCCATCCGAAAACGCCAGCGTGAGCGGGGACAGCAGATCGGAGTCCGTCACCTGCGTCAGCACATCGCCCCGGCAGTAGTACATCAGACCATCGCAGACGATGGCGATATCCGGGGTTGATCTCCGGTTGCGCTCCATGAACACCGGGGCCGTGGTGGAGATGTTCATCGACCCGATCAGGGTCTGGTTACCGGTGGCGGAAACCTTATAGAGCGCCGTCCCAGCCACGACATAGAGCGCGCGGTCGACAACGATTCCTGCCCGGCACCCGAGACCCGAGGCAACACTCTGCAGGAACACAAAACCCTGCAACCCATCTGACGAATAGATGGCGGATTTGACTTTGCCTTCATCTCCTATGGGAGAGAGGTAACAGTTGATGAGCTGCGCTGCTCCACCCTGATTGAACCGGGCTTTATTGGAGCCTGAGGGAAGTGAGAGAGGGACGATGGGCATCAGGCTGAAATCCTGCGCCAGCACCAAACGGCCGTACCATCAGTAATGCTTGATGACGTACCGGATGGCCCGCCGCTCGCCGCCGACGTGCCGGCCGTGATGCATTCATAGATGTTGGCGCCGTTGATCACGTAGTCGCGAAGATTATAATCGTGCTCCACCTGCCACGGCTGATAACTGCGGTTGCTGTTGATCTGCCAGCGGTGCGTGGTGCCGATAAGGGCCGGGTCGAATTCCGCTTCCGGCGTCGCGAGAAACGCCGAGCGAATTTGCTCCCACCCAAGATCCGCATCGCGCATCAGGATCGGCCCCGGCGTCTTGCCGTAGGTTTCCGCCTGGTCGACCGCCAACATGGCGATAACGGCCTTTTCGAACCGGGCGTCGAGCGGCAGCACGTCCCCGCTCAACCCTTCCGATTCCCAACTGGCAATCATGGCGTTGAGAGCTTCCGTCATATCCGCGATATCAGCCGCGGCCGGGGTTTCCCCCGCACCAACGACGCTGAGACGCTTCAAGGCGCGCGTGCAGATTTCAGTCGCTGTCGCCATTCTCGCCTTCCGGCTTTTTGCCCTTGGCTTTCTTTACCGGCGCCGGATCGGCGGCCGGTTCTGCCTCGTAGGGCGTCTCCCGCCAGTCTTCGCCGGCCGGGATGTCATCTTTGGAATTGAACAGGCGGGCTTCCTGGCCGCGGTACATCCACACGCGCGTATCAGGAAGGGAGGGAGCAGAAGGAATCCCCTGCTCCCCGTTGATCAGCGAATTCGCCATCAGCCGGTCAACCGGACAGCGAGTTCATCGTACATCTTCTTCACCCCGAACAGGATATCGAGGCGGATGATGTCCCGGTCGAGATCGATGTCATACTGTTTGACGACACGCACCGACAGGTTGTTGGCCGACTGCCGCGCCTTGAACGCTGCACCATCCGGCAGATCGAGATCGGCCATGACGAGAGCAAAAGCGTTCTTGTGGAAGCAGAGGTTCTGCGCATAGGCCGTCGACGCGGTGCCCGTCACAACCGTGATGGCGGCGTTGTCTGCCGGGCCGGCCGTGACGTTCTGATATGGGCCAGAGGTCACGATAGCCGGCGCGATCGTCAGAGACGCATCACCCGTGCTGGCGCCCGAATCCGCATCCGCAGTCACGACGAACTGCTTCAGGTAACCGAGCGTCTGGTAGGTTTTCGGATTGACGTCATAGACACCAGCAATGGTGATGACGTCGCCCGCCTTCAGAACGCCGGTCGTGCTGGCCGTCCACCCGTCCGTCGTAAGCGTCTGTGAGTTCGCCTGCGGAGCCGAGTTGGAGTTCTGGCTGCCGCCCTTGACCAACGGCGTCCCGCCGAATGCACCGACCGTATGATTGACGATCGAGGCACTTTCATAGGTGTCAAACCCGGCGTACTTGCCGACCTTCACCCGCTCCAACGCTGTCTGCGTCTTCTGCTGGGTGTTCACAAGTTTCAGGTCATTGGCGACCTTCAAAGCAGCCGCAGGGTTCAGGACCGCATTCAGCGTATCCTGTGGCGCGGCGTGCTCGACCAGCTTCTGGCGGGCTGCGCCGAGTTCAAGGAACGTCGACGGGGTCGTGCCCGCCGTACCAGTCCACATCGGCACGCTGGCGTAGAGGCCCATCAACTGGAGCTCCACGTACTGCGCCAGTTCGATCATGGCCGGCTTGATGTAGCGTTCCGAATAATCTTCGACCGTCAGCGTCAGGTCCTTGGACGAGAAGTCCCAGGAAACGTGCTGTTGCTTGTCCATGACGATCGGCACGCTGCCTTCGATGACATCGGACGAAACGCGCGTCGCGCCGCTGGACGAGCGGAACTTCACCGGCTTGCGCACCGAAATGGTGTCACCGACCTTGGTGAATTCCTTGGCGAAGTCGCGATGGACAAGCTGGCCCATCACGAGGTTGTTCTCGAGCTGCATCAGGCTTTCTTTAGCGATGATGCTCGGGGTGATCAGGGTATTGGAAGAGGCAGTCATTGGTCTGGTGTCCTATGCTGCCCGATCACGACTGCGCCATGCGGAGCTTCTTGTAGGTCTCGTAATCGGCCGTTGCGAGGTCGACTGAGGCGCTCTTCGAAGATCCGCCAGACACGGTTGCGACCGGGGCGGGTGCTTGGCTGATGCGTTTTGTTGGGGTTGGCTTGACGCCGGCTGCGAGCTTGCCGATCTCGACAAAGACGGTCGCAGGGTCTGCACGGCAGAGGCGCGCGGCTTCGCGCGGGTTCTTCATCAGATGGTACGCGACCAGCGCGCCGTTATCGACGCGAGACAACGCCTCTCCCATCGTTGGGGTGATCTGCGGACCGCCCCTTTCGGTCGGGAGAAAGATGTTGTCGATATCCGGGATGTGCTCCCGCATTTCTTCGACCTGCGCAGAGATGATCTGCTGCGTCGTCTGTACTGACCGGGACTCGAGGTCCCGCACTTTCGAAACCGTGTCTTCCAGCTTTTCAGCCTTGAATGCCCGGCGGATCGCGTCGGCCTGCTGGCCCTCGAAATCTGCTGGGTCAATCTGCGGCTTGGTCGAAAGCTGCCGTTGAAGTTCGGCCGCCTCGGCCCGGAGCCGCTCAACATCGCGCGCTGTGTCGTGCTTCTGGCGCGTGAGTTCGTTGATGGTCGACTGGAGCTTTTCAACGCGCGGGTGCTTCGGCAGGAATGTCCCATCCGTTGCACGCGGTTGATCGCCTTTGCCGTCACCGGCTGGGGCGTCTGCTGCTTCCGGCTTGGTTTCCGGTTGCGTGCTGGCTTCGGTTTCGGTCGTGGCAGGCTTTTCAACCTGGGAATCAGCAACAGGCGTGGCGACAGCTTCCGCTGCCGGTTGGGTCGTGTCAGTCATGTGGGATAACTCCGGGATGTGGCGCGGCTAATCCGCGAAAGAACGCACGTCTTACTGCGAGGCTTGGGCGGCCTCGGATTGCGGTGGCTCTGGAGGTGTCAGAAGTTGCTGCACCTTGAGCGCGTTATCGAGATGCGTGCCGTCGATACCGTTCATGCGTTCGGCGTGCTCGAATGGCAGCGTGTGCAATTGCGTCTGCTTGATCAGGTTGTCGAGATATTCGCCCTGCGTCTGGGTCTGGGTCAGTTCGGTCTTGGCTTTGGTTTCCTCGACCTTGGCCTGATCGGCGGCGATCTGTGTTTGTGCCGCGGCCGCCTGAAGTTGCTGTGCCTGTTGTTCAGCCGGGTTGGGCGGCGGTGGCGGAGCGTTCGGGTCTTGTGTCGCCTGCGGCGGCAGCATGGCCTTCAGGCGCTTGGCCGCTTCCTGCGCGTCGGGGATGTCCATGTTCCG